CTTCAAGGCTCTCAAGGAATGTTCCTTGTGAGGAACTCCGCCAGGAGATAGAGAAACTAGCATCAGATGGGTTGTACAGCCAACAAAAATATGTTGGTAGGGTACTTGGTATTCAAGACTCCGCTTACAAGTGGAGAAATGCTTACCAAATGTCCGCGTTTGTTCAGCTTTCTTTTAAACCTCTCCACAAATGGTTGGATAGGTTCATTGAAAACTACTACAAAGACATTTCCTGTGTGCATAATCAGACCAAAGGCGTATATATGGCCTTGGACCTGCTTTCACAAGGATTGCCTGTGTACTCAGTTGACACCAGTGCTGCAACCGACCGTTTTCCACGGAAGGTTTCTACCGCTATCCTTCGCTTCTTAGGAGGCGATGACTATGCGGCAGCACTTGAAGAACTCTGTGAAAAGCCGTTACATTTCCCTTATCGGAAAAGTAATCCGGAAATTTACATGAGTGTGGGTCAACCAATGGGCTTATATAGCTCATTCCCACTATTCACCCTAAGTAATATTGCAGTCGCTAGGACAGCTACATTGCTGGCCTATGTGTACTCCAAAGATACTAAAGGGCCTAGTCTCCGATTGTTCAAGAATAATACCGGCGCTCAAGTCCTCGGAGATGATGTTCTCTTCTCCGATGAAAGGATCGCCGCATATTATACTCAGATCATGACGAGGGTGTTAGGTGTCGAAGTCTCTGCACAAAAGTCCTTTTCAGGACGAGTGGGCGAGTTTGCCGGATTTATCATGGTTCCAACGAACAGAGGAATCTGTGCGTTTAGACCTTATAAATTCCCAGAAGGTGACTCGATGATAACGAACCCCTTAGAGTTTCTACATGCGATTGGATCCAAAGTAAGGAAGCTCAAACGACAGGATTATTGGTCCTCCGTCTGGGAAACCTTTTCTAAGACCCAAAGCTATCGCGACATCTCCTTATCTCCCTTATGGAAGTTTAAGGAAGACACTAAGTTTGCACCTGGTGAACACCAGTTAACAAGCCACAGTGCTGTTGCGTTAGCAACGCTTATTGGACGAGCTTTAGAGGAGTCTGGTAAGGGTGAGTACCCTCCAGTCAACTCTAATAGCAAGATCAATAGAATTCCATTGTTCCATGAACAATCGAATTATGTCGAAGCTACCTTTGGTTACAACCCCCGAGATTATCGAGAATTCGATAAGCATAGGAGAGATGTATACATGGCTGTATCCTGGACATTGTCCAAGGATCCTCTCATGAATGCAGTTATGAAAGGACAGATGAAAAATGAAACAGGAAAACAAGCAGAAGCAGACCAACAAGTTGGTACATCAGATCGGGATTGGAGTAAACAATCTCCGCCGGATTCTGCATGTTACTCGACAGGGCAACCTATCCAATCTTCAGGAATACGTCCTGACGGACGTCTTGAAGAACCTGGAAGTGTTGGCCAGCGATATGCCCAAGGTAATCGATACCAAGGCAGAAGTACAAACGACTTCTTCGGAAGGACCGGAAACAAAGGCTCCAGTAGCCCCAGTGGAAGTTCCACCGATCGACCAGGCCAAGGAACAATGATTCCTATCCTGGAGAAGCAGTATGTATCTCTACGCCAAGCTCATATGAGGTTGGCAGCCAAGGTACGTGCTTCCCGGAAAACCTCACGCCCTTCACGCTGACAATTTACTTGCCAACGATGAGAC